GCACGAAGATCACCGCACGCTCGCCTCGTGGCACCCTCGACCCCGAGGCCATGCTCGTCGGCGCTGGCAACGCGCAGGACTTCTACAACAAGCTGTACGCCGGCACGCAGTACGATGCGTCGTTCATTGTCGGCTCGACGAGCGGCAACAAGTTCCTGTGCCATATGCCGAAGCTGCAATATGGCAACGTGAGCGCTGGCGATCGGAACGCCATCCTTACCGACAACATTGACCTGCGTCTGAGCGAGACGGGCGCGGACGACGACATCGTGATTGCCTGCATCTAAACCTTCCTTCCAGGGAGCTGCGGCTTGGACGCAGCAGGTGCGCAGAGAGGTCGGGCTGCGCGTCAGGCAAAGGAGAAACATGCTACAGATTGACCCGGGGGGCGTGCATCACTGGACGCCACCGTCGCAGAAACGCAAAAAGCAGCCGGTCGTGCTGCACCTCAAGCCGCTGACCGTCAGGCAGCGGCTTGCGCTGTATCCCACCCTGTCGTCGGGCGATCAGTCAGCGCTGTCAGACAGCATCTGGCAAGTGCTCGAGCAGAACGTGGTGGGCTGGACCAACGTCAACAACTCGGCCGGCGATGCGGTGCCGTTTGCCACCGAGCTCCTCGATCATTTGCCCGACGACATCGCGATCGGCGCTTACGAAGAGATCATGGCGCTGTCGACGGTGGGGGTCGAAGAGGCGGGAAAGTCGTCGTCGCCACGCGGATCGCGCTCGGGCTCGTCGAGCAGCAGTGCGGCAAGTGTCGAGGTCTGAATGGCGAGCGTTACCGGGAGCGGTGGGGCTGCGATGAACCGACCCCGCACGAGCAGTACCGGCTTCCGTGCTATGGGTGCGACAACGACACCTATGGCTGCGCTCTGTGCGACGACAGACGCTGGGTGCCAATGTACCGCTGTCCAAAAGCAGAGCGTGACGAGCAGATCGAGAAAGCCGTGCGGCTGGCGTTGTGGAGTCGAGACGACGGCCCACTGCCAGCTCGAGGCGGTGCTCTGGATCAGTCGGCCTGGTTCATGGACGTGCGCGACATTGTGACGGCGACCGTGGCCGAGGCGCAGACTGACGCGAGACAATAGCAGGAGGCCAGCATGGCGCAGACGCAACGCAGAACGCTTGAGACCCGACTCACAGCGCGGAACGAGACGCGCACTGCGTTCACGCAGGTCGAGCGGAGTCTGCGCCGCATTCGCACCGCTGGCGATCGAGCATTCCAAGGGATTACCCGGGCCGCGAGATCGACCAAGGGGCAACTTGCCGCGCTAGTCGCCACCCTTGGCGGTATCCAAAAGCTCGTCATTGATCCGGCGCAATTTGAGGACTCGATCATTCGCATCACGCTTGCCGGCGATGCGTTTGTCGGGAAAGTCGACGAGATCCGGGATGCGATCGACAACCTAGCGACCTCGACGGGCACCCAACGCACTGAGCTGGCCGCAGCTTTCAACGTGGCCGCTCGGCGTGCCGAGGACTACGCCGAGGCGCTCGAGCTCGTGACAACGGCCAACAAGCTGGCTGCGCTGTCTGGATCTGACGTCACCGAGGCGGTGACCGGGCTGGATTCCGTCATCGAAGCGTTTGGCGGGTCGATCAATGAAGTCGAGCAGATTGCCGCCCAGCTCTTTGAGGCGACGCGCCGGCTGCCCGAGTCGCAGGGTGAGATCCTCACCCAGCTCGGCAACATCGCACCGCAGGCGCGTCTGGCCGGCCTCGGGCTTGACGATCTGCTGGCCGCGATTGCTACGGCCGAGGCGCAGGGTATCCGAACCAGCACGACCTTCACGGCGCTGCGTTCGATCCTCGATCAGCTTACGAGCCCGGCGGGCGCGGCTGCGGATCGGTTCCGTGACCTGGGCGTGCAGACCGGGCAAAACGCGCTCGCAGGCCAGAACCTCGGGGAAGTCTTTGCGCGGATCGCGGCCGGCGCGGAGCGTGTTGGTAACGGGCTCGGCGACTTAGGCATCCGAGGCCGATCGGTCAGTGCCTTCCTAGCGATCGCCAGCGATGAAGGCGAGCGATTCCGCGACACGTTGAACACGCTCAACAGCGCGTCGGTGCCTGAGTTTAACGCGGCTTTCGACACGGTGAACAGCACCACGAAATCGGCGATCGATGCGTTTGGCGAGCTTGCACGCGCAGCGGCTGACGCTTTCGGCGGAGTCTTTCTCGACGACGTGAACGGATTGCTGGGAGAAGCTACAAGCCGGACCACACTGCTCAAACTAGAAGCAGAGCGCGTCGCTTTGCAGATCAAGAGATGGGTGGCCGAGCTGCGCCCGTTCTTTGCCACCATTCAGGCTGGCGTTGTTGTAATCACGTCCGGGTTTGAGATCGCAGCCAGAGCGTTTTCTGACAACTTCATCGTCGGCATCACCAAGATCCGGCTGGCATGGTCTACTGCGGTGCTCGCCTTCGGAGAGCAGTTTCGCCCGTTCATTGAAGAAGCGCAGACGCAGTTCACGGATCTGTACAACCTCATCGCCGAACGGGTGCCAGGGCTTGATCCGATCGGCATGACGGCCAAGCAGACGAGAGAGGCACTGCGAGGGCTTGCGGGGCAGCAGCAATCTCTACTAAACCTGCAAGACAACGCGCAGGCCACAATCGAAAAATGGGAGGCGAGCGGCGATGCGAGACTCTTACGCTTTGCCGCGCGATTGCGCGAGCGGCTGAAGACTGTTGAAAGTGACTTGGAAGCCGTCAGGCAAAAACGCCTCGCGCTGCTAAAAACAGAGACCGACCCGTTTGCAGAACGCCGTGCAGACCTTATTGCGCTGACTGCCGAGCTAGATCAGCTCGTGGATCGTCAAAAGCCGATCGCCGACCAGCTCGCTACGCTTGAGGAGATCGGTACACGAGTGCGGGATGCATGGGCGGCCATTGGTCCGTCCATTGGATCAGGCCGTGATCGAGCTGACGAGCTGGCCGAAGCTATCGCTGAGGTCACTGCAGAAATCGAGCGCCTCAATGCCACGGCCGGCGAGATCATCCCGACCCCGTTCGCGCAGCCGATCGGGCCTGAGCTACCAGGCGCGGAACCGGCTGTGGGCGCTCCGACTGCGGGCGATCTTACTGCGGGCACTGAACAGCAGGTCGTGCCTGGCGGCGATGATGATACCGAACAAAAAAAGCAAAACCTAACAGAGCTGGGGCAACTGCTCGATCAAGTAAGCCTGAAAAGCGAGGCCATCAGCGCTACGCTCGAACAATCGTTTAGTAATGCATTCGCGGACTTCATTGCCGGTGCGCTATCCGCTGAAGAAGCTGCTGCTCAATTTTTCCAGAGCATGGTGCGTGGCTTGGCAGAGCTTGCAGCGCAGAAGTTAGCCACGCAAATCGTCTCGGCGTTTATCGGCGGTGGTTCTGCTGCGGCTGACGGTGGAATCGTCGAAGCGGCTGACGGTGGCGTTGTGGCGGCGTTTGCTAATGGCGGCGTCAGCCGATCTGCGTCCAGCGCGAGCGCAACCACGGTGCGAGCCTTTGCAGACGGTGGCCCGTTCGTCGGTGCAGCGCAGTCGTCTTCGGCTACACGCTCGCGCATGTTCGGACTGTTCGCTGAGGCCGGGCTCTCTGAAGCGATCGTGCCGCTCGGTGACGGTGATGCCGTTCCTCTACGACTCGACGCCGGGGGTCGTCCTGTCGTGGCGCTGCCTGGCGGTCGCAAGATTGCCGCGAACGTGCGCGGGGACGGTATCACCGACGCCGAAGCCATGACGCAGCTCGAGGGCATGTTGGCCGGCGGTGGCAGCAATCCCGTCAGTGGCGGCATTCGCGGCGGGATTGTGCGGCGGCCGCTTTTGACTCAAATGCCAGCGGACGGCAGCAACACTGCTGCGATTCCGCTGCCCAACGCGCTGGGCGTCCCGGTCACAGTCCACAATGACGGCAACGTCACGGTCGATCTGCCAAAGGGTCGAGAGCTGCCGACGACAGCCGGCCCTCGTGCCGCCCGCGTCAGGGCGCCCAGAGTGCCCGTCACGCCGTTTGCTAACGGAGGATACCTGCCGGGTAGCAACATTGGCGTCAGCAGTGCTTCAGGCAGCGCTATGGCGAGCGCAGTAGGTGTATCTGGCTCAATGACCAGCACGCCCAGCGCAGCCGTCTACAACGTCACGATTCAGGCCATGGACGGGCCTTCCGTCGAGCGCGTCCTGAGCTCGCCCGCCGGCAAACGGTCGATCGAGGCTGCGTTCCGCAACGCGACCGTCACCAGGAGGGACTTCCGCCGGTGAACGAAGTTACGCTGACCTCGTTTCAGTCGCTACTGGACGCAAATGACGACGGAATGGTGCGCTCCAACCCAGTGCAGCTCACTGGTGCTCGAGCCAGCTTCCCCCCTGATCCTATGCCTTCAACGAGCGGGGTGGTTGGGGTTGAGTGTGAGTTTGCCAACGAGCAGATCCTGACCTCGAGCTCGGTGCCGTGGTTCACGGCAATCGACGACGTTACTACTTATCCTTCCTACATCGCCAACTTGAGCGAAATGGGAGCTGGGCTGTACGGCGGCTCATACCTAGAGGGTGCTCCTGTCCTTTACGGCTCAAAACACTATTGGGAAGAAGGCGTAATTCAGGTCTATGCAGGCGAAGGCCGACATTACCTAGGCTACGATGGCGCGAGTGGTGCAAATCGTGGAGTGAGCTATATTGAGTTCGCGCCAGGAGCCAGCACCGGAACGTTCGTACACGAGTACGGCGACCCGCCTGGCAGCTTGGACAAATACACCGTTGAATTCGACAACGTGCCGATCGAGCCGGACTACGGGTTTCCTTTTGCTGCGGCGCCGCTGTACTACCGGTTCGTGCGCAACGTGAAGCTGTCAGTCATCGATCCCAATGATCCAGATGAAGTACCAGAGCTCCGCGTGTTTATGCAACTCCGCGTCGAGCAATTCGGAAATGTCTACGTTCAAGCGTTTTCAAACTTGTCACCGGTTGGCATAGCCACCCCCCCCCCGTACGGCCCGTTTCTGCTTGGGTACCCGACAACCGACACAACAGTCGCCAAGCCAGGCACGCGGTTTCTGTGGTGGCGAGCGCAAGGCAGCAACATCGAGCCGAATCATAAGTACTTTGGCTTTTCAAGCTATTGGACTGCGCCCGAGGTCTACAGCAGCACGCCGCAGTCGTTCGCATCGCACGGCGGCACTGTCGCCGGATGGTTCGATAGCGGCAACGTGAACGCTTACTGGAAAACGCTGACGCTGCCCAACATTCTAACCCGTGGCGGGACGAACGTCGGGACGGGCTCAAGCATCGGGCTGCGCTTCGCCGCTACCAACTTTTTGCCAGTAGGCTCGAGCAATGTGCTGATGTCGGGCGGACCCCAGACCGTCTTTGCCGGGGTTAGCCCGCAGTACGATCTAGGTGACGTGCAAGGCCAATATTTGGCAATCGAGCTGACATGCACTCCGGGGACGGCGTGGCAGATGAACGCAGCAAACGCTTACTTGCAAGGACAGCCTGGCGTTCTGCCTGAAGCCGTGGCGATCTGGGATACCGTTGCAAGCCCGCCAGCCCCGCCCGGGCCGCCGCTCGTCGAGCTGACGTTTGCTAGCGAAGGCACGGCTGTCGCCAGCCTGCCTTATACGCCTGAATACGCTATCGAAGACAGCGTGACATGGCGGAAAAACGTGTTTGAAGCTGAGGCACCATACACGCGACGGCGATTGATCGGGACTGCGACGCGGCACCGTTGGCGGCTGCGCTGGACCCTGACTGCCGCAGAGTACGACGTCATGACCCAGTTCTTTGAGGACAGACGCGGCGGAGCACAATCAATAGCGTGGTTGCCGCCTAACGAAAAGATCGTCCGCACGGTAAGCCTGCTCGACGACTCGATCACCTACACCAAAATGGCGCCAAACGCCTACCGCCTCGAGGCAACGGTGGAGGAGGTTCTGCCGTGAATCGACGCGAGGAGCTTCAGCGTATGCGCGAGCAGATCAGCCGCGCACTGGCTGAGATTGCCGAAGCTGGCGAGCGCCTGGACGATCTGTTGGACAACGCCGGGCAAGTGCTGCCTGACTACGACACGGATTACGAGGTCGACTGATGGTTCACGAGATCAGCGCCAGCGGCCGCGAAGAAAAAAACAAACCAGAAAACCAGCAGCCGTGGGTGATCCTGTTTGAAGTGCAGGTCGGAGACGCAGAGTGGGTATTCCTCGTCAATAACGAAGAAGACGTGACATTCAACGGCCGCACCTACAGACGGTTCCCGATCAGCATCAGCGAGCTGGAGGAGAACGCACGCGGCGATCTGCCCGTGCTTGACGTGTCGGTCAGCAACGCGACCCGCGAAGTTCAGAGCTTTCTGGAGCGGCGGAACGGGCTGCTGGACCGTACGGTAAAGCTCTATATTGTGAGCACAGCACTTCTGTCAGACGCAAGCTCGGCAGTGTCGCAGAAGTTCACGATCACGAGCTCATTTGCCGACGCCGAGCGCGTGACGTTTCGCCTGTCGCAGTTACCGCTCGTTGAGGTCAAGATGCCGCACCAGATCTACAGTCGATCGCGCTGCCGATGGGAGTTCAAGTCGCCCGAATGCGGGTGGAGCCTGCCATCGTTGCCTGCCGGCGTCGGCGACAGCGCGGCATGCACTAAACTGCGCACCGGAACCGGTGGCTGCGAATGGCACGGGCAGCAGTACACCGACGCAGGCCAGACCAGTCTGTGGCCGGCCCGATTTGGTGGCTTCCCCACAATTCCGCGCAAGAGGCAATGACGTGCAGCGTGACACAATGCTGGATTACAGCGACTTGATCGGCCTGCCATACGGCTGGCGAGAATCCGGGCACGCCTACGATTGCTTTACCCTCGTGGCCGAAGTCTTTGCCCGCCTGGGCTGGAAATACCAAATTCCGGTTCAGATCCGGGAGCAGTTTCCTGACCGGAATATCAAGACGGCACAACTAGATCACGATGTCTGGACTCCGGTACAGAGCTGCACACACATTGGTGATGTGGCGTTGGTTCGTGGCCCGATACTTAGTGACGAGCTCGAACATAACGAGGTCGCCAGGCACTGCGCGATCATGGTTTCCCCGACCTTGATGTTGCAATCGACACTGCGGCACGGAGTGCACGCAATACGCTGGTCAAGGCTGCGGCCTTTCACTGTGGCCTGCGTTCGCTACAGCGGGGTGTACGAATGATCCGCGTGCATCGCGTAACCGCGTGGCCGCACTGCCGCGTCACAGAGACCGAGCTGCGGCTGTACCGAGATGACGCTACTGTCGCTGATTACGCGCCGGCTGAGGCGCTGACAGATCCGCACTACGCCTGCGTAGCCAACGGTGAGCTGATCTACCACGGCGACTGGCAAGATCGTCAGGTCCAGTACAGCGACGATTTGGCTTTCGTGCATTTGCCCGGCGAGCCGATCACTGGCGCGATGATCGTCGAAGCGTTCATTACCGCCATCATAGCTTACGGCATCGGCTTAGGTGTCCAACGTATCTGGGGCGAGCCGGAAGTCGATACTTCCTTCGAGCAAACACAAAGCAAGACTTACAGCTTTGACGGCATTGAAAACACCGCTACATCAGGTGTGCCGATCCCCATCGTTTACGGGACACATGTCGTAGGCGGCAACATTGTCAGCGTCAACTTGGAGGGCAATAACCCGTACATCACGGGAGAAAACTTTGGCAACGCGCTGGACATAGTACTAGCTCTTTGTGAGGGCGAAATTGACGCCGTTTTAGAAACGCGCATCAACGGTAACCCGCTGACCGAGTACGGTGATCGTGTAACAGTTCAGCACAACTTAGGTGCAAATTACCAAACGCCGCTCGGCGGCGGAGGTCAATACCAGCTGTACACTGTCGGCCTTGAAATTGTGAACAATCCCAACGGTGATTTGTATGATAGCACGACGTGGCAAGGCGGCCCGGTCATTGAGTACCGGACTAATTCAGCAGTCGACCGGGTGCGTTTCAACGTTACTCATCCTCGCGGTCTGATCTATCTAGACCCCAGCAACGGCAGCAGCGGTGTGCAATCGACTGTGTTCCGTGTGCGGTACCGACTGGCCAGCGCTCCGCTTGGCAACTGGTCACCTTGGCAAGTCCGCTATGTCACGGGTAATCAGCTCGCAGCTTTCACGACTGTCGAGGAGCTGCAATTGCCGTTTCGAGACGTCTACGACGTGCAGATTCAAAACTACGCGCCAACACCAGATGACGAAGCCTGGCATCACGACTTGTATCTCGACTCGATCACCGAAGTGATTGACTCTGATGCGCAATACCCAAACGTTGCGCACACGCGGCTAAGAATTGAAGCGGACAGAAGCGCCAGCGGATCACTGCCAACAATCACGCAGACGATTCGAGGTCGTAAGATTCAAAAATGGGACGGTCTCGACGCCGACAATCCAACGTTCGTCGACGCCAGCCCCTATAACAACCCGGCGTGGTGTGCGCTCGATCTGCTGCTCAATACGCGGTACGGCATGGGCCGTTGGTTCAACTACACGAACGTGGACCTGCAATCGTTCAAGGATTGGGCCGATTACTGCGACGAGCAAGTCGACGACGGCACCGGCAACCTTGAAGCGCGTTGCACGTTTAACGCAGTGATCGACGGCGACGGCAACGCTTGGAACACGCTGCTGCAAATCGCGGCGACGAGCCGAGCCATGTTCGTGATCGTGGGCGATACGATCCGCGTCAAAGTCGAGAAGGCGCGACAGCCTGTGCAGCTCTTCACCATGGCAAACATCAAGCGCGACTCGTGGCGTCAGACGTGGGTGTCAAATAAGCTGCGCACCACACGAGTCGAGGTTAGATACCTCAACTCAGACATGGATTACCTCGTTGATGTTGAAGGAATTGACGATCAGGACGCGATCCAGCTAGGGCTGCCGCAGCGCACCACGACGATCGACCGATTCGGGATCACGCGCCGCAGCCAGGCGGTGCGCGAGGCACGGTTCGCCATGAACCTTCAAAAGCTGACGCAGACCGTCGAGTTTGAGGCCGACCTCGACGCTGTGCTGTGCGAGGCCGGCGACCTCATCCGCGTTGCGCACGATCTGCCGCAGTGGGGCTACAGCGGCAAGATTCCGACCGGGGCGAAGTTCAACGTGCTCGTCGTTTTCGACCGCGACGTCGTGCTCGAGGAAGGCGAAACGTACGAGGTCTGCGTGCGGCATCCCGACGATACGATCGACATCCGCACGATTACCGACCCCGCAGGCACCTACACCGCCGGCACGTTTCTTACCGTCAGCTCGGCATTCACCTACGCGGTAACGGCGGGATGTGTCTACAGCATGGGCAAACAGCTCACATCGACGCGCCTGATCAAAGTTACAGATTTGAGAACCTCGCCAAATTTGACTCGATACGTTGCCGGGGTCGTCTACGACGAACGGATACACGAGGACAACGTTGGACTTCTCGATACGATTACCTACACCGACTTGCCCAGCCCTTACGTCATTCCTGGCTGCGTGTCGCAGCTCGTGGCGATTGAACGGCCCATTGTGGCCAGCGGTGGCCTGACTTACGGCGTCGAGGTGTCGTGGAGCTATCCGACAAACGCGGATATCGGCGGGGCAACGATTCATCTGCGCGATATCACTGCTGATCCAGTCAACAAGACGCCAATCATCGGCAACTACCAACTGATTGACGAGGTAGCCTTCCCGCAGCAGACGATTCTGCTGTCGGGCATGTTCGAGATCGGTCACACCTACGAGATCGCGGTGATGGCGGAATCTACGATGGGCGCGTCCCGTACCCCGGGGACTTGCAGCATTGCCGAGATCACGATCACGGGCGCTGGGCAAATCGTCCCGGAGGCGCCGCCCAATTTTGCCTACGCCTACAACGGCGGCGATTACCTCAACCTGACGTGGGACGCGGTAAACAACATACCCGTCAGTCACTACGAGGTGCGCAGAGGCGCAGAGTGGGTCGGCAGCCTGATCGTAGGGGTGACCTCGACGACGGTGCTAGAGACGCGGCAGTGGGCGCCGACGCACGGCTCCACGATCGCAGAGCGCTTCTTCGTTAGAGCAATCAGCTCGGCTGGCGTATACGGGAACACCTCGGTCATCACCACCACCGCAGGCAGCCTGATCGACTGGGGCAGCACGACGGCCCAGCACAGCAACCAACGATCGCTGTCGTGGCCGGGCACGCTGACGAACCTAACCAATACGTCAGGCATTCTTTTCTTTACCGACAACACGCTGCCGTGCGTGTACGAAACTCCTTCGATCGACACGGGCGCCGGCGGCACCTACAAGATCGGCGCGGTCTGGCACACGCGCAACCCGGCCGGGCTTGGGTGGACGAGCTCGCTGACGTTCAACACGCAGCCAGCTCGAGATAACAACTGGCACGATTACGTGGTGCCTGGCGACTGGCGCAACGCATACGCGCTCGAGTTTCGTGCCAGCGCCGACAACAGCAACTGGTCGGACTACACCTATCTACACGTGCCGACCGTCAGCAGCGCCGTGATCGGTGGCACCCCGACCACGGGATTGCGCTACTTTCAGTTCAGATTCAGCATCACACCGAGCGAGGCGGCCTGGGCACCCCAGATCGAGCAGCTCTACCTCACGCTGGAGAGCAGGTAAGCGATGGCCTACAACCCGGTCAATCCCGCCGACGCGCTCGATCAGGGCGTAAACCAGATCAACGACGCATTCGATCAAGTCGCGAAGTGGTTTCGCGGCACTACTGCGCCGAGCAGCCCCGAAGCCGGGATGAAGTGGTACAACACCACCGACTCGACGCTGTACGTGCGAAACGACAGCAACACGACGTGGCTGCCGTGCCTGCTGCTCGATTCTGAGACCGGCCTTATCGTGACGGATGGCACCGACACGATCACGATCTGCGCTCCTGCTACCCTGGCTGGCGATTACGTGTTGAAGCTGCCGGCTACGCAGGGAGGATCTAACCAGTTCCTGCAAAACGACGGCAGCGGCAACCTGACGTGGGTGAGCGGCGGTGCCACAGGCGCTACCCAGCTCAACGATCTGTCGGACGTCACGATCACGGGCACGCCGGCTGCCGGTGCCTATATCCGGCATGACGGCTTGACTTTCGTAAACAGCACGCAGCTCGACATCGACAAGCTGAACATCACCGCCCAGACCCGGGGCGATCTGATCTACTACGACGGCACTAACTGGAATCGCTTGGCGGTGTCGTCCAACAACGGCGACGTTCTGACGTCCAGCGGCACCGCGCCGCAGTGGACGACTCCGGTGACGGGAAAGAACACGCTGGATGCCCTCAACGACGTCACCCTGACGTCCGAGGCTGCTGGTGATTACTTGCGGTACAGCGGGTCCGCGTGGGTCAACAACACGGGGGTCACGGCGGGCGATATCATCGCCGGTAGTGACGCCCAGGGTGACATCTTGGTGCGCGGCGCGTCTGCTTATCAGCGACTGGCTGCCGGCACGGCCACCTACGTCCTGACGAGCAACGGCGCGGGGACTACGCCGTCGTGGCAAGCGGCGGCTAGCACCTCGGTGGCCTTGAATGATCTGACTGACGTCACAATCACGACGGCTACTCTTGGTCAAACTTTGCGTTATGACGGCTCCGGCTGGGTAAACGCCGACCCGCTACTGACCGACCTGACGGTCGCCGGAGAGTCGCAGGGCGATCTGGCTTACTACAACGGCACGAGCTGGACTCGTTTGGCACGAGGCAACAGCGATCAGTTTCTGCGGGCAACGGCCAGCTCAATCAACTGGGAAACTGTGCAGCTCGGTGCGACGAGCCTGGACGGGCTGTCGGACGTCGCGATCAGCGCACCGGCCTCCGGGCGATACCTCCGGCATGACGGTAGCAACTTCGTCGACCATCCCGGCGTCCTGCTCGGTGACTTGAGTCACCCAAGCGCAGCAGACGGTGACCTGATTTACCGCAGCGGGGGCACGTTCACGCGGCTGGCCGCAGGTACTAACGGTCAGGTGCTGACGGTCAACTCGAGCGGCATTCCGTCGTGGCAAGGCGCGGCCAGCGGCGTCACGACGCTAGGCGGGCTGTCTGACGTCACCTTGAGCACCCCGACCGAGGATCAGTTCCTGCGGTACTCGAGCGGTGCGTGGGTCAACGAGACCGTGGCGCTCGTGGATTCGATCGGTGACCTTAGCGATGTGACGGTGACCGCCGCAGACGGCGACATGCTGTGGTACGACTCGAGCACCTCGCAGTGGGTGGCGCTCACGATCGGATCGGCCGGCGACGTTCTCACCGTGCAAGCCGGCGAGCCGAGCTGGCAGACGCCGAGTTCGGGCGCGACGACGCTGGGCGGCTTGTCTGACGTTTCGATCGGTGGGCAGGCTGCCGGCGATTTGCTGTACGCCAGCAGCGCAAGCGGGTGGGGCAATCTAGCAAAGGGCAGCGACAACCAAGTGCTGACCGTCGTGTCGGGTGCTTTGTCGTGGCAAACCCCGACGACGGGCTCGACCACGCTGGGCGGGCTTTCTGACGTCACCTTGAGCACCCCGACCGAGGATCAGTTCCTGCGGTACTCGAGCGGTGCGTGGGTCAACGAGACCGTGGCGCTCGTGGATTCAATCGGTGACCTTAGCGATGTGACGGTGACCGCCGCAGACGGCGACATGCTGTGGTACGACTCGGG